GTTCCTTCTCGTCAAACTCTTGCTTAAGCCGAACGAGTCTTCTTTCCACCTACTTTGGGTTTGGGTTGTCTTCCACCTCGTCCAGGGGCTTTGGTGCCTCCGGAAACCTGGCGATCAAGCCCCGCAGCTTTGTCACTGCCGCCTGGGCGCTGATCACGTAAGTGCGCATTTCGTTGGCGGCCGGCGCAGTCAGCCCTCCCAGGCTTTTGCGGGCGTCCGCCAGTTGCTGGAACAGCGTTGGTAGCTGCGCCAGATGCTGGTTGATCGCTTGGATTGTCTTGTCCATCTTGTTGAATAGGACCGGCATGCACTTCGCCGTCCATAGCGACATCCAACTTTGGGTCCAGTTTCATGTTGGTTGCCAGACGGGGAAGCTCAGCGATCGGACCATTGTGTTGGTCGAGTTTCTCAAGATGTTCCATGAGTTCCGCGACTGACACTCCAAGGTCATCTGCGACGATTTTATTCCACAAGTCTGAGTCAGATTGGGGCCACGAATTGTTCAAAGCAGCCTCATCTCGTACCCAGAATGGGATGTCGGAGAAGTCCTTATAGTCAACGATCTTTGAAGTGCAGTTTCTTTGGTATGCCTTACACCAATGGCTGATGAACGGAGTCAAGCCATCGGTAACAAGATATGCTTGGGTTTTAGCCCAACCAATTTCTTCAATGTCACTGTGGGTGTCACTGGTTGTGTGTATCTTGAGCAACGTGCGTGTTGGAGACTGCACTGATGCCGGCGAGGACCAGGGATCAGCATAAATGCGGGACAGAAAGGAGACAGATTCACCGCGGCTTACACGATTGTTGATCTTTAAATCAAATCCAAGAGAAGAAGCAGTTGAAACAAGAATCTTATCTGGTACTAGCCCATTTCTCAACCCATCGTCACCATACACTATTCCAATATTCAGCCAGGCTTCCATGTCACTCATGCCATAGATCCTGTTTGCTGCATATGAAACAAATGCATTGGCGATACTGTTGCCATCAGTTGTGAGGGGTGAACCACTGAGTCGAGTGCAGTCCGGTTGGTATTTCAAGCCTTTCCGTGTGACTGCTTTTGACCAAACTTCATTTGCGAGGAGATCATCAAGTTCTTGTGAATGATCAGAGTGTGTCCACCGTTTGTAAACAGCGAACTCAACATCCTCGCGCATGAACCTCAGAAACGTACCATCAAACTTGCTGTAATCTGTTTCAACCAGTTCGGTAGATTCAGCGGCAAGTTTCTGGACAATGGATGCAATTTCAGAAG